CATCATAGGTATAGTTCATAAATAGCCTATGATATTTCTCATTTAATTGATTCAATCTTTGAAACACCACTCTTGCATTGCCTTCGGTCATATCATTAATATCTTGTAACATCTCATTGTACTCTACCCAAAACTCCGCTGGGATAATATACTTTGTATTGGTGTGCTTACGCTTTTCTTTTTTTGGTAAGTCCCATTGGTTAGGAAGTAGTGTAACACTAAATGTAATCAACAGAACTACCAGTATTGCTATGTACTCCATAGGATTGTAAAGTATTAATGATTTTTAGATAGTTGTTAAGGTTAATGTTCCCACCTGTCTCTGCTCTAAAAATAGTCTGCATTGTTACATTAGCCATCTTGGATAATGTTTCACGAGATAGTCCTTTCGATTCTCGTAATGCTCTTAGTTTCTCTTTAATTAAAATTTCAGTCATAGTATTCTTATTTGTTATGACACCAAAGTTATATGATTATTTTTAAACCACAAAATATATGTGTTAAAATTTTGTGAAAGGTTAATGCTTCTAAAATAAAAGGCTCGGGTAGAAACCCAAGCCGTAATTTGACCATACCGTATTTAAGAACAATTATGTTTCACCATTCTGCAATGGTATATCTTCAGTATTATCTATTCTTCTATAACCCTCGTGCCATAAGGTTTTGGTGAGGATGACACTTTTCCTAACCACTTCTTCTTCCGTATCTTCTGGCGAAAGTATGTGACAAAGTTCGTGTAGGAGTATCTCAAGCGCCTTGCGACCTTTGAGCCGAATGTCGATTTCAATCGACTCATCCATGTGAGCCAACCCCCAAGCCTTTTGTTTGCCTAATTTCGAATATTTAACCCTTATTCGTTTCATTCTATTTAGCCGTAGGGATTAATAAATGTCGCTTTTGTTTTATTGTTGTTGCAGCAAGCCTTTTACGAGATATTGAGTTGCAGTTATTACATCTAAATAACTCGTAAATGTTAGCACTCGTATTATAACATTTGCCTTGTGCCTCAAGTTCATTTGATCCACAAGAAGGACATCTATGCTCGGTTTCATCCAATATAAATAGCCCCATATTTGGGTGAGGCTTTATCCATGATCTTATTTGTAAATAAGTCTCCTCTAATATTCTAACGTCTTGTACGTTATAATCCTCCATCTCTTTTAAAGCCTTCTTGTCCCCTTTCATACAATTATCCCACAACTCGAAGGATGTCTCTTTCTTGCGCTCTAAATTCAGCAATTTGTTGACGTAATCAAGTTTATTAGAGGTAAACCCGAACTGCCTTCTAATGTGCCTTAAAGTGTCTATAACTTGATAGGGAAGTGGTGGGTTAAGACCATTAAGGATAAACCTTGAGTTGAGACGTGGGATGTCAAATTTCTCAGCATTATGTGCTATGACAATATCCGCTTCATTTACCAACTTCCATATTCCCTCCATAATCCGCTTATCATTTTGCTTCAAAACCTCCTCAGGCTTTAGCTTGGCACTATAAACCTTATCCTCGAATAACCACTTGGCTGCCCAAGTAAGACAAAACCAATCGCTTTTAATTTGATGTGTGCCTACATTTTGATTCCAAATGCCCCAAACGTAAGCACTAATTGGTGCGGTCTCAATGTCAAGGATAAGGACTTTTGCGGATGTTTGGATTTTCTCCATTTTGGTATTTGATGTGTCGTAAGTAAGTGGTCGTTGATGTTCTCTATTAGTTAGTTTATTTCTATTCCTCTCACCATTAGCACCTCTATAATAATTTATAGCACATCTTACGTTATGTAATTTTAATCCACTATGCTCTTTGCATATCATAGTAGCAAGAGTATAGCTTTTCATTTTTGGATATAACTCCAAATAAGGCTTTATCAACTCACCTATTTTCATCTACGTTTGATGATATAAACAACTATACCAATAAGTAGCACCCATCCCCAAGTAATCAAAGCACCTCTTTGCCACCAGCGATACATCTTCTCGGTTGCATCTCTATCTTTCTTTGCAGCCTCATACACCTTCTTGTACCTATCCACAAAAACTTGCTTCTCTACAATTACAATAGAGTCCTCACAAGGCTTCAAGACTTGTTTGATTTGCCATTTGGTGACAACTTTGTCTAAGTATTTATACTCCGTGAACCATTGGTACAACGTGTCGCTAATCTTCTCAACTATCAAGGAATCCTTGACAACTCGAATCGTGTCGTGAACGTCATTTGTGATAAAAACCTTCTCAATCGCCTCTGGGTGCTTTTTAAAGTACCTATCAATCTTCTTTTGCGTAACGCAAGAACTAAGCAGAATTAAAATCATTAAATATCTCATACTAATATATTAAATAGGACATTGGTTTTGGAGAGGCGGTCGGCTAATCCATTGTAGCCGCCGTTCACTTTTAAGGTAACTTTCTTAACAATATCTTGGTGTACTCCTTCATCGCATATTGCCCATAGTCCTCTCTTTTCGAAGAACCAAGCGGCAGATGTGAGTGGGTATTTTGTAGCGACTAAACTTGGGTCATCCATAATTTTCGGATCACCTATAAAGTCTGAGAATGCTTTGAAATTAGTGCGACCAGTGAGTTGGATATAACCAGCCCCACGAAAGTTCCACCCATCATTACTTTTTAGCTTATTACCCATACGACCATTATAGACCATATTGGCAATCGCTTGTGGTCGCCTTGCATAAAGTGGAGCGGTATTTTTATCGAAGTATTTTGGAAAGACTTTTAATAATCCTTCAGCACTATAATTGAGGTTTTCCCTCACCCATCTAAAGTTCCCACTCTCGTGAGCAACTTGTGCTAAGAAGTGAGTAAGCCGAAACGAGTTGGTGATGTTAAATTGCTTCATCACATCACCTAACTCATTAAGGACTTGTATGGGGATTTTATTGTGCAGTTTGTTCAGCATCTTTCTGCATTGCTTCAGCGATTTTCTGATTTGTTTCTGCTAATTGTTTTTGGATGTACTCCATCTGTGCGAGTAGATCGTAGGCTTGAGCCTTTAGTTCTTTAATATCCATAGTTTTAAATTTTACGTAAAGTTATATAAATTAATTAGATAATTACCAAATTTAACTTCCCAGCAATATACTGATAAGCCGCTTCATTTGAATTATCCCAGTTCTGATAATCTTCAGAATCCATAGAAACGTTGCCTACCGATAGAACACTACCACCACCTTCTTCAAGAACCTCTTTCAGTTCATAGTAGAACGTAGCACTTGTTGCCAAGTCATCATAAATAATCCTTGCATCAAGTTCTGATGCTTGTTTGCTTTGTCCGTTGTTCCAGATACTAACTGGTTGAATGTTTACTCCCATTTTTTATTGTTTTATTTTATTGTAAAAATCCAGCATTTCTTAATGCTTTCACTATTTGTCCTATTGTATATCCATCAAAAGTATCAAGGTCGGTTACTGTTGAACCAGCCCCACCTACCCACGATGCCGTTCCTACTGCACTTGTTTGTTGGTATATCTTCACTACCGCACCATTCTCCGTTCTAAAATGTGGAGCAGCATTACCAGCAGTGATGTCATTTGAGTACATTTGGAATATATCGGTAGCACTTGTTGTAGGAGCAGTACCATTGTAAACAGCTATTGTATTTGTAGCACTTGTTCCTAATGATGCTGCACCAATCATAAAGTTAGATGAAACAAGTGTGCCTAATGATACAAGTGACAATGTATGTGTACCATTTGTTATTTCTAAGTTATTAGTAACGCTTGTACCCATTTTTATACTACCTACTGCACTTGCACTTGCATTTTCAAACAACAATCCCTTGTCATTTGCAAACCTTACATTATCGGTAAAGTAACCCGTTCCGCTAACGTGTAGTTTGTATGTAGGTGAAATTCCAATACCCACATTTCCGCCTAATAGATTTAGGACTATATTCTTGTACGCTAAATTATCACCAGCTTGTAGTGATGCGTATTTTGATACGGAGTTGTAGGCAGTTATAAAGTAACCATTGTCCGTTCCTCCACTTGTCAGTCTTATACCCGTTGTGTCATTTGCTCCGCTATTCTGCACAACTAACGAATAGCCAGTTGTAGATGTTAGTCCTATTGTTGCATTGCCTCCAACATCTAATGTTGTAGAAGGAGTAGTCGTCAACACCCCCACCCTATTATTAGTCGCATCAACGAACAATGTGTTGGTGTCAACGGTTAGGTTGCCAGTGATTGTTGCACCAGTTGATTGTACGTTTATTACGTTATTGTTATTAATTCCTAAATATACATTGCCTCCAGTAGGAGCATTTAAGAATAAACCATTTGCACCTCCGTCACTACCTATCCATCTTGTTGATGCACTACCTAATGCATTTTGTTTTACTAAAAATGTTTGAGCAGTAACACTCAAATCAAAATTTGCTGCCCCCGTTATCTTCGCAGTGCCAGTGACTTGGAGCTTCTCTCCGCTATCGGCACCACCAGTATTAATTAGTACGTTACCATTAGATGCTACTTGCAATTCACCAGTTGTTAGTGTTGCTGCGGTTGATATAGAGAAATTATTATTACCAGCAAGACCAGCATAAAAAG